TCCGGAACGGGATGCCTCTTTGGGTTCTCGGTGCCAGCAACCCGCGAAACCTTCAGCGCCGATCCATTCGCCGCGTGTTTCTCGACGAATGCTGGATGTATCCACCGGACCGCATGGCGATCAAGGAAGCGAGCGCGCGCGTTACGGCCTTTGGGTATCTTGGGAAGGTAGTCGCCGCCAGCCAGGGCAGCGAAGAGAATGACGAATTCGACGAGCTGCACAAAGAAACCGATCAACGGGAATGGAACGTAGCTTGTCCGGAGTGCGAATACTTGCAACCGCTAGCCTGGTCGAATGTGAAATTCACGGCCGAGCGGGACGACAACGGGAACTACAATTACCCTGAGATCGCGCCGACGGTCCATTACGAATGCGCGAAATGTCAGGCGAAATGGGAGGACACCGATGAGATGCGCCGTGATCTCAACGCGACCGGGCGATTCGTGGCGACCAATGAAAGCGCGCCAAAGGGCAAGGTAGGATTCACCGTCAATTCGATCTCTTCGATGCCATGGGCGATCCTTGTCGAGATGTATCTATCGGCTAAGGTCGCGAGCTGGACGGGCGACATCGGGCCGCTGAAGGTCTTTTACCAGAAGCGGCTGGCCTGGTGCTGGGGCGACGGGAACGGCGAGGATTTCAAGATCGAGGTGAAGGGCAGCGGATACGCTTTGGCCGATGCGGAGAAATGGGATGAAGAGGGGATTCTTTCGATGCGCGCCGGCTTTCTCAAGATCGGGAAGAAGCCCGAGGGCGATCTGCCGGCCGGCAATTTCCTTTTCCGCGTGATGACAGTGGACGTTCAGCAAGCCTGCTTTTTTTACATCGTCCGGTCTTGGAGCCGAGACGGAAAAAGCCGATTACTCAAAGCTGGCCGGGCGATCTCATGGAACGACCTCGACGCGCTGGCGACCCGTTACAATCTCTGTCCGCAAATGGTCATGGTGGACTCAGGAAATCAGCCGGCGGTCGAGGTTTACCCGAACACGGCTGCACGTGGCTGGACCTGCTTGCGAGGCGATCAGCGCCGGTCATTTCCACACCGGGACAAGATCGAGGGACGAACCTTTGAGCGGTATTACTCGACCGTCCGCAAGGTTCCGCTGTCAAAGGGCAAGGTCGCCAAGGTGTTCCACTGGTCGAATCTCAATTGCAAGGATATGCTCGCGCGAATGCTCCGGATGCCGGATCGCTGGCAGATTGCGGATGATATTTTGGACTCCTGTCCCGAGTATCACGATGCGATGAACTCTGAGCGGCGAGTCAAGCGAAACAAGATCTGGCAATGGGAGGAAATTTCAAAGAGCCGGCCGAATCACCTATGGGACTGCGAGGCGATGCAGATCGTGGCGGGGCTGATGACGAAGGTAATCGGCGCGGAGATTGAGGCGGAAAAGGTTGAACCCGAAACGGAATCGGAATAACATAGGGCTATCATAGGGCTATGAACGATACAACCAAGCTTTCAGAGATTACCCTGGCCGCGCCGGCCAAGATCGCGCCGGAGAAAAAGCCAACCCCTCCGAAAGGCTTTCGGTTTTTCAGCAAGCGCAAAGGGCCGCGGCATCAAAAGCCCAAGTCGCGTTGACAGTCGGCCGGTTTCATGGCGGCCGGCCTTTTTGTCAACTTTACGGAAGTCGAGGTTTTGCAGATTCTGGCGAAGGCGAAAGCCCTCGTCTTAGAAGGCAAGACCATCCTCAATTATGGCGATCAGGGAACGTCCGTAGGCAAGGCGTTCACGATGCCGGTCGATAAGGTGATTGACGAATGCAATTACGCGCTCCGCGTTCTCGATCCCGATACTTACGGGACGCCAGTATCGACTCGCCGCGCTCATTCCAACTTTGGCGGATTTTTCAACCAATGAAGCTGCCAAATTGGATTAGACAGGCGGCGCTAAAGGTGGCGTCAACCGGGGCGCAATTTGAAAGCGGCAAGCGCGAATCGCGTTCGCGTGGGACGATTCCAGGTGGGACGCCGAGCGGGCTTAAATACGATCTGCCCGCCTACACCCGGCAGGAGATTCTGAAACGGTCGCGATACATCGCGCGCAATTCCGGATTCCAGGCCGAGATCAAATCCCTCATGGCGGTCTACGCCATCGGCGATGGGATGCGCCCCCAGGCGAAGTCGCCCGATACCGACTGGAACGCGGAAGCGGAAAGGCTTTTCAACGAGTGGTCATTTCGCGCGGAGATCACCAATCGGTTTAACTTCTTCGAGGTGCAGCACCTGGTCTCGCGCGCGCTCGACGACGACGGTGAGATCTTTGCGGTCAAGACCTTTGACCTTTACGAAAATCCCAAGCTTCAAATCGTCGAGACTCACGCGATTGATTGCAAGACCGATGCCGAGAAAAACCTGTTCGACGGCATCCAATTCGATGCAGTAGGCCGGCCGGTATCCTACATGCTACGGTCGCGCAAGATGGGCGACCCGTCCGTTTCTCTCCCGGCTTCTGGCGTGATTCACGTTTTCGAGCCGCAATCTGTCAGCATGAGTCGCGCGTTCCCATCGGGCCAGCATGGACTGACAAAGATGCAAGATGTGATGGAGCTGCTAGCGATGGAGACACACGCCACGAAAGACGCGGCCGAGGTGTCCCGCGTGCTGAAATCCAATCGCGAACGGGCGCTAAGTGACGGCGATTTTTCGCTCGATTCCGAAGGCGATACCTCTGAGATGACGACCGATGAAGCGGCCGTTGCGGCTGCGATTGGCGGGCGGATCGTCCGGATCAATACCGACGAAGAGCTGAACAGCTTCAACTCGAATCGCCCGAACGCGATGTTTCAGGGATTCCTGGACACGCTGAACCGCGAGGCCAGCGGCGGGAAGCTGCCGTTCGAGGTGCTATGGGATGCGTCCAAGGTCGGCGGCGCGTCCGTGCGCCTCGTCGTTAGCAAAGCGGATCGGCAATTCCAATACCGCCAAGGCGTCATGAAAACGCGCTTTCTGACTCCAGTATGGGGCTACGTCATCGGCTCGTTTATCAATGCCGGGATCTTGCCCGCCGTGAAAGGCTGGAATCGCGTTGACTGGACGACTCCTCGCCGCATCACGGTGGACGCTGGGCGCGAGGCGCAAGCGAACCGTCTCGATGTCGAGAGCGGCCTTAAGACTTGGGCCGATGACATTGCCGAACGTGGGGGGGACTTCGACGAATGGTTGCGCGAACGGTCCGACCAGGCGCGGAAGATTATGGGCGCGGCCGGTATGGACGCGAGCGAACCGATCCCGCTTTGGATGATTTACAAGCCGAGCGGCATGGCCCTTCAAACTCAGACAACCGAAATCGAATGAATCCTCAATTCGTGCATTCCCTATTCTGTCGGCCTTGGAACATCGAAGGAACCTATTGGTCCGCGATGGCAAACGCCGCGCTTCAGCCTGGCAATCTTTCGCTCGCGGACTTCTTTGTTGCCCGCGAAAAAATGGAGATCGACGGAAACGGGGTCGCGCACATCTCAATTACCGGCGTCCTCGGGGATCTCGCGCCCATCGATGCGATGTTTGGCGATTCGGATTACAGCACAATCGCAGCCGAGCTGGCAGACGCCAAAAAGAACGCGCGCGGCATCATGCTTCACGTTGATTCCCCTGGCGGGCAAGCCACCGGCAACGTCGAGGTTGCCAGCCTTGTCGCTGGACGGAAGCCGACTGCCGCGCACATTTCGGGAATGGGATGCTCTGCTGCCTACTGCATCGCATCTGGCGCCGATCACATTTCGGCCGAGCCATCGGCCATCGTCGGCAGCATCGGAACGATTCTAGCCCTGCTCGACGTTTCCGGCCTATGGGAATCGATGGGAGTCAAGCCCGACTACATCAAAAGCGGCGAGCTGAAAGCGGCTGGTTATCCTCCGGCGCAAACGGCCGAGGAACGCGCCAGCCTTCAAGAGACGGTTGATGACCTATTCGCACTGTTCAAGGGCCACGTATCCACCTATCGCGCAGTCCCGGCAAGCGCCATGCAAGGCCAGGCTTTCGTCGGCGCTCGCGCCAAAGAAAACAAGATGATCGACGCGGTTTCGAATTACGAGCAGGCATACCAGAAGCTGCTCCGCAGGATGTAACGGTTGACACAAAATCAAAACCAATGGAAACGGACTCTACCGAAACCGAACGCTTCGCGTCTCTCGCGGAAGCGCGCGCCGCCTATTGCGAACTCGAAAGCGAATCGCAGTCTTTACTCAACGAAGCCGACGCGAAAGTGACGGCGCTCCAGGCCGAGCTTCAAGCGGCGAACGAGCGGGCGGATAGCCATGAGGCAGACTTTAACGCCGCGAGCGAGCAGATCGAATCATTGAAAGCCGCGAACGCCGAAGCCGCATCGAAGATCGCCGCCCTAGAAGCGAGCGCCAAAACCGCCGAAGCCGAAGCTGCCCGCATCGCCGCGAGCCTTGGCATTGACCCCGTTCAACTCGCCATCTCGCAATCCATCGCCGGAAACCAAATGAGCCGCAAAGAATTTGAAGCTCTCAGCCATCGCGCGCGCCGGGAGTTTCTCGCCGCTGGAGGCAAAATCGATCAATCCACTATCTGAAATCTCAACTCTAACTATCTCAAGCTATGCCCGCTAATACTCTTCCAAGCGCCATCGCGGACGCCTACAAGGCCGCTGAAATTGTCGGTCGCGAGTCGGTCGGCTTCATCAATTCGGTGATGCTCAACACCGGCTCCGAAAAAGTCGCTCTGAACGCGGCCGTAAAATCCCTCAAGACCGAAGCGCCGACGCTCAATACCAGTGTCACGCCGGCCATGACGATCCCCGAGGGCGACGTCCAGACGATCACCGAAGCCAACTTCACCCTCGGCCAGGTCGCCAATGTGATGATCAACATCACCGGCGAGGAACAGAAAACGCTCGATACCCACTACAGCTTCGAGACGGTCCACGGCAATCAGTTTCTCCAGGCGTTCCGCAAGATCCGCAACGCCATCGAGAGCTACCTTTGGGGCATTTGCTACAAGGGCGCGTCGCGGGCCATCGGGACCGCTGGCACGACTCCTTTCGGCAATTCCACCGTGGGCATCGATGACATCGCTGAGATTCGCCAGATCATTTTCGACAACGGTTATCTCTCGAGCGGCGATATGTCGCTGGTGTTGAACTCCGCTGCCGGAACCAACCTGCGCCAGCTCGCGCAGTTGCAAAAGGTGAATGAAGCCGGCGGTGGCGACCTGCTCCGCAATGGCGAGCTGCTCAACTTGCAGGGATTCAGCATCAAAGAAAGCGCCGGCATCGGGACGCATACCAAGGGCAATGGAACCAGCTACCAGCTCTCCGCTGCCGAAGCCGTGGGAAGCACCACGATCAACGTTGATACCGGCTCCGGCACCATTCTGACCGGCGACGTCATCACCTTCACAGGCTACAGCGACAAATACGTCGTGAATACCACGATGACCGGCAACGCGGCCGTGATTGGCGATCCTGGTATCCGGGTCGCTGTCGCGGACGATACCGCTGTCACGGTAACCGGCAACTACACGCCGAATGTCGGACTCAACCGGATGTGTGTCGAACTCGCCGCGCGCCCGCTGGCCGTCCCAGGCACCGATGCCGCGACCGACGTCATCGAGGTGCAAGACCCGCTCACCGGCCTGACCTACGAGATTCGCGAATATTCCGGATTCCACAAGAAGATGTGGTCGATCACGGTCGTCTACGCCGGGAAAGTCTGGCACCCGCAAGGCGTCGCAATCCTCATCGGTTAATCCGCATGATTATCTACCTTACAACCGACGCGCCCGTTGCTGGCAACGTATGGCCGAAAGGAACCCGTCTCTCCGCTCCCGACGCTGCCGCCATGGCCGCTGTAAGGGATGGGGTCGCGACCTTCGAGCCGCCCACTGAAAAGCAGCCCGCGCAGGTTGGAAACGAGGTGGAGGACGACGCGCCGAAACGCAGGGGCCGCCCGCCGAAGGCGTGAGACTTTGGGTTAAGGTTGCAGTTCATCGTCATGGGCAGGGCCGGGGAGACTAAATCACTCCCCGGCCCGCTTCATTTAAAGCCATGAAACTCACGGAAGAAATCCAGGCCGACCTTTACTCCGGCGAACTCGACGACCTTTTCCAGCCGGTCGAATGGGGAGATCACATCCTTAAGGCGATGGTCGAAACTGCCGCAACGATTGAGGGCATGGACGACCTAGGCGGGACCGTGTTGCGCGGGGAGCGGCAATTCAAGTTTCGCCGCCGTGACCTGGTGGAGATTGACGAAGATTTCGAGATGATAGGCGATGTGATCCATTTCGCCGGCCGCGTTTACGATGTGATGGAGATCGAGGACCGGCCGGATCATCCGATTGTCATCGTCCGGGGAGATTTGCGCGCATGAAAGTCACGGCAAAACTTGAAGGCATTGACCGCGTTAATTTCGAGATCGCGCGGTTAATGAAGCTCGTTGGCGATGCGGCGAAGG